GTAAAACGATTAGCTTCGGCAGCGTTCGCCCTATTGGCATTATTACTCATAATAGTGCCAGCGATTGCTGCTCCAGCTGCGATAAGTGCGGGTAACATTAGAAGTGGTCGATCAAGCCAGGTACTGAATACATAGGCATTGGACGTGCTTTTTTAACTTCAAAGAAAGAGTCAAATATAAATTGCTTTCCATTTGCATTAGAACCTACTGCAATGGCTCTTTCTAAAGGCACGTTTTCTTGAATAAATGTATTAGCTAGAGTTGGTGTGGTATCGAATTTTTGTGCTAGATGCCAAGCGTCAAGCGTGCCAGCACTGGTAGACCGAAAATAACCAGAAACCCTACTAGGGTTGTAACGATACTCAGCCCAACGCTCTTGATATCCGAAGACATCGTTATCACTAGATGTTCCTTTGACATAGATTTCCTTATTAAGAATGGCTTGTTCGCCTAAGTGAGCGAAAGCTGGGAAGTAAAAGTCATAACGGGTTTGGCGTGACCACATACGAGCCAACCCTTGTTGATAAGTAAGATCGGCTCTTACAGATACTAAGCCGATAACTACGCCATGCTCAACAAACGATTGAGTAAAGCCATGGCGGTTAGCCAAGGTAGTGCCAATAGCAGCAAGGTTAGCCAGAGGGGTAGTGCTTCCAGTTTGTCCAGAAGCAGAAGTTTGAGCGACCGGATTAATTTGGATAGGTGTTGAACCTCCGCCGAGGTACTCTGGGCGTTGTAGTCGTGCATCAGGGCTAGTAACGCCAAAGTGAGAGCGAATGATTTCAGTATATCGAGTACCGCCACGAGCGTCTCTTTCAAGAAGTCTTTGAATCTGAAATGATTGGCGAAGTTGGTTAATTGTTGCTGCAGTTGCTTGAGATAGATCTGCATATAGTCCTGATTCGTTACCAAAATGTACTGCAGCAGCTGCTGAACCAGTACCGTCTTGTAAGTTTAATTTTGGGAATGTACCTGCATCTTTATACAAAGCTGCATTAGATAATGAACCACCTGTAAAAGTAGGTGTTGCACCTGTAGATAAAACAGGAGCAGTAGTGCCTAAAGGTAATGATACAGATGCGCCTTTCTGAGGCCAAGGCAGGGCAGAAGTAAAGTAGTCTTTACGTTTTCCACGTTTTAATAAAACGTAATTAGATACATTGTCTGGTCCGTCGCCTTTGTCGACTACCTCAGAGTCTTGTAAATTTTCATCACGGAACCATTCGTTCCAGATGAGGTTATATGCGCGAGGGAAAAACGCGCAATGAGATACGGTCGAGGAAGGATCTACCTGACCGATTGTTGGCAAGCCCATATAGTCTTGCAACGAGTTGACAGCGTAGCCCCCAGTTGGTGATACCTGTTGAGGAATCACATAGGAGATTGAATCTCCAGGATTTTCTTGTTCACCCATGAATTTTTGCCAGTTATTCCAAACTAGGCGATTGGGTACAAAGAAAAAGAAGCTATCCAAAATCATGTTATCCATGATTGGATATAGCGGAGTAGCAAGACGGGCGAATGCCGTCATGCTTAGATTAAATGTATCGCCGGGTAATACCTCGTCGATATATACAGGCACTAAGTAGCCCGCATCGAAAGTTGTTTTGTGTGCTGATTCACATTTAAAGCTAGAGCGTGGAATCTCTGCCTTTGGAATCATAGCGAACTGATGTAGATCTACTGAGCGATTGCGGTGCATTAGGTTTCCTTGGTAGTTTTCCGTGGGAAAGGATAATTCCCTTTCCCTACGGTTTTATTTTACTCGTTAATTTTTACTTGTTTGCCGATGGCAAGCTGCTCTGGTGGTAACAATAACTCAAACATTGCGGTTGAATCATCGAACACGCCGAGGTTGTAAAGATCAAAATCATCTGGATGATTATGTAATTGATTGTTTTCATCTTTACGGTTTACTTCATCTGTAAAGGAGCGTATTGCTACGCCAGTGGATGGTACGAACATTGGACGACCGAATGCGTCTGCAGCACGGTCTTTTACGGAACAGATTATTAATTTCATCTTGATTACCTTGATTTAAGTTAAAACACGTTTTTTTAATTTGAGTCCAGCTTCCATAACTTTTCGCTTAGCTTCAAGACGTTCTGGAGTGTTGTCCTCTGCACGCAGTTTAGCATTAGTTTCTCTTTTGTAAAGCATTTCGTCAAAGACGTATGGATCTGCGTGTTTTTTGAATATTTTGTCATAGTATTTTGGAGTAAGTACTTTTTTGTTTCCACGGAGAATGATTTCTCCGTGAGGATAAACATCAGACATGTATTTTTCGATCCATGTAGCACCAATGCCGGGTTTTAATGACATTTTAGTAAATTCAGGCGTTTTTTTAGTTATTTCACCCGTTTTAGGATTTGTATAGTCATACACGGCATTATAGGGTTTTCCAGTATTAGGATTTAGTTTATCTGAGTTTTGTTTTTTCATTATGTATCTTGCAACATAAGAGGCAGATTCAAAAGTAACATCTCCAATGGATGAGTATCCGAGTGAGTTTCCAAGATTATCTGTCCACAAAGACTCGAGGTCTTTGGATCGATAAAGGATATTGTCCCCCGATTTTTTCCAAGGTTTTTTATCTGCGAAATCGATTCCGAAGAGGATGGCATGGAAATGAGGACGTCCATAGTTTTCCCCATATTCGCCAGCCATGTAGTAGCGGATTGTTGTTCCAGAATATTTGAAACGGAGACGTTTAAGGAAGAGTTGGAAGTCGCGGTATACAAGTGAATCGTTGGGAGGGAGGTTTTCATCGTTGTAAGTTAATGTAATAAAACAGTTTTTTGAGTGCATCTGGGCCTCATTCATACAACGAATTGCCCATTGTTTAGAACGTTCTAAGCGGCAGCCTATGCATTGACCGCATTTGAGTTGAATTTGGATGCAGTTTTCCGCCGTTTCCTTAAAGGAAATGGAACGGAAGGATTTACCAGTTTGAGAATTAGTCTGATGAGGACTTTGGTAAGCCGTTAGAGGTGAGAAACAAGGCATGGTCAGATCATCCCTTCGGTCTGATTGGTTTAAAGTCGCCAGCCGCCCCTTTGTGGCGCTGAGCGGACATTAGCGGACTTTGTCCGAGAGGAGTGTTTGCGGAAGGTCTTAGCAGACTTACGTTTATTGACATGATTTCTTTTCAAAGAATACATTTTTTACTCCTCAGTTTTTTGGGTTTTGGTGGTTTTGCTGTCACCTGTACCAGTTACATCAAGTGAGGTAACTGGTACAGGCTCGGATTTTGCTACCAATCCGAGACTTTCCGCCTCTTGGCGGTTAGCATCATTTCCTAAGAAATCGATGAGTTTTGCCGGATCGTTGGAGAAACGAGTCCGAATATGTGCCGGCAGAGCCATGAATTCGTCTTCTGCGGCGATAACAGCGTTAAGGGCAGAGTGGTAGTCCACCACCTCTGTGAAATCGCCGTAGCGGGGCTGTAATGGGCTTACGCTTAAAGCGTTAATCCCAAAGTTGTTTAACACGTAGTTAATGTCGCATTCATCTTTGAAATGCTGCTGAGCCTTCGTTGGCTCAAGACAAACCAACGAAGACCCATCTGACGCAGCATTCGTGTCATAGTTGTATGGAGTTCTGATGAAAGGAGCTTTCATATTAATTACCTATTTTTAGTGGATTTAGAGCTTTGCCAATAGATGCAGCGCTATTGGCTCCTGATAATGCATCTTTAAACATAAAGGGGTTATAAGGTACTTTTTTGAAGTAAGTACCTTTTGATTGTGCTTCTGGAAGATCACCAGCTGATCGTATTTGAATATCTAAACGCTTTGCAGCTGCTTCCGCAGCGGTTGCGTTTGTTCTGGCTTCCATAAGGAGTTTCTCTTGAATCAAGTTTTTTAACTTTTGGGAAACGTTTGGCATCTCTAAGATTGCCAAGTCTGTGTTTGCAGAAATTAGTTTACGTTGTTCATCATTTACGCCTACACGGCTGATGGATTCAGTAGTTTCTGCTTCCGTTTTATCAACGGATGCGGCTTGTAGAGCATTTTGAGCCGCTGATCCGAATATATTCTCGGATCGTGATTGTTGCCCAATACCATGGGCACCGACGGGGGCTGAACCAGATGGTGTTCCGGCTCCGCCTTGTGATGCAGCAAGCATAGGGTTTAATCCAGCTTTTTTCATATCTGCTACTGCAGTTTGGTATTGAGTTT